ACTGTATGAAAGATGGCAGGTCCGCATGGCGCGTGATTGGTAATATCCATGATAACCCCGAACTAATAGAGTAAAGTGTATGAAAAAGATAATGTTTAATGACAAATATTGCCTCACGCAGGCTGTTCTTGACGGAACAAAGACAATGACACGGCGGATATTGAAAGGGGGAACGCCGCTTGGTGCTTGGGAAGAAACAAAGAAACATTTACCTTACAAGGTTGGTGATGTTTTGGCAATAGCACAAAGCTACAATGACATCTTTGATGAATTAGAACAGAAGTACGGAAAGGCTAAAGCAAACGAGTGGTGGTGCAATGCTTTGGATAGTGTTGGTGGTGGTCTTGATACTTCGGCTGGATATAAAAACAAAATGTTTGTAAGAGCTGACTTTATGATACATCACATCAAATTTATTAACGTAAGATTAGAACGCCTACAGGATATCTCAGACGAAGAGTGCCTACGTGAGGGGATTAAGCAAGTAAATTTTATACACTATGCTTTTGAAAACTCTTCGCTCCTATATCTATATCCACGCGAAGCATTTGCAGAACTTATTGATAAAGTGTGTGGTAAAGGTACATGGGAGAGCAATCCGTTGGTGGCAGCGTATAGTCTTGAATTAGTATATCTAAAACGAGTATTATGATTTTGTTTATTATCATGGTTCTATACATATTGATTTTATGTGTACTATCTAATAATTAAAATAAAAGCTATGGAAGAATTAAATAAAATTGCAACAGAGATAGCATTGCATACAGAGAATATGTTAGAGGGCTTAAATTACCAACTAAAAGAGTGGAATCGTCATCAAGGCAAGTCACGTGCAGGGTCAACACCCTACGCAGGTAAAAGAAAAAAGAAACGTAAAAAATAAATAGTATGGACAAAAAGAAAGCAGAACAAGCAAAATATTTATTGTACGAACTCGAAAAAGTACAAGAAATTAAAGACACGATGGAAAAAGAGGCCCAAAATTGGTGGTCATTTTTCACACCTGACAAACAAAGATGGAAGAATGACGGATTAATGATGCCCGAAATCCTGCGCGAAGAGTTTACGAAAGCAGTAGACAGAAGTATTGAACGATTAGAAAAACAAATAGAAGAATTATGAAAAAGAAACTTTTTATTTCTATCAGCTTATTAGCTATTTTAGTAGGCTGTACACATCAATTTAAGGGCTTTCTTGTTTGCAAGGAGTATACGCCGGGTCACATGGATGATAAAAAGGTGCAATCAGTACAGGAAGCAATAGTTTTCGTTCCACCAGTACATATGCCTGAGCCTGAATATATTCCGTCAGAATGGAAATTCTATGTCGCAAATAGAAATGGTGTGAGAGTATTCAATGTAGATAGTCTTACCTATTTACGACATAAGGTAGGAGAAAGAATAGTAATGACTTTTAAGTGATATATATAAGTACTTCTAAAAGGAATTAGAGAGTTCATTTTTTATACATACTTTTTAACGTTATAATTAAGATTATCGAGAGGGCTGCGTTGTGAAACGCGGTCCTCTTTTTTGCTTGTGTGTGTTTTGCCTTTTTTGATTGAAAAAACAACGAATTACACACGGCACACACACTTACACACACGCTGATTATCAATGAGTTACAAGGACCACATTTACACACATCTTACACACATTTACACACACAAGGCTTGTTTTTATAGCTATTTTACTCTATTTACACACAAATATAGAGATTACACACATTATTCATCTATAAATAAATTTATAATATGCTGAATATCAGTAACTTATAATTTTGTGTGTAGGTGTGTGTGCTGTGTGTAGCAAAAAACTATATCCTTATAAAACAAGTCGTTTTTCTTTTTATACAAGGAATAACGACTTGTTTTGTATATAATATACGCTTTTTTTTACTATATTTGCGACAATAAATATTCTGATTATGAGCGATTTCAATGTCTACATCAAACTTAAACCTTTTGTCCAGCAGTTCATTCAACACGATTTCGGTACTCCTGCAGTCTTCCCCGACAAAGGACCTGAAAATTCAACGATTCATCATTTTGTCATGCGCCGACCTGACGATAAGGCTCCTGATGTCGAAGAGGACGGACTTACGCCTATTTCTATTCCTGACTCATGCACCAAGCCTGCACGCTATTATAACTATTTAACTCCGCGCGGAAAAAAGGCTGTTGCTGAATGTTGCGAGTATCTTTTCAAACGCGCGTTGTGGAAAGAACTCGGTGATATGAGCGATATAGGTTGTAATATGATGACGGCTATTTATGCGTGGTGTGAGCAGCATGGTATCGCTATTGATTATGCAGATACTATTCGCCAGCGGTGGTACCGATTACGAAATGCATATATAAAGAATAATATAGATCTGACCGAAAAGAATAGACATGAAAGTCCTTTTTGATTTTTTAACAATAAAATAAATCTACGTTATACTGCTTTTTTTTCGCGCGCGAACACTCACAACGAATACATACAATTACGTACTTTTTCAAACAAACACAAACAGATATGAAATTAAACACAATTATTCGCATTACGTTGATACCTGTAAAAAATATTACTTCGTATCGCAGACTTGACAGCACTCATGTTGCTTTAACTCTTAAAACAGACATTGAACCTTTGTCACATCTCAAAACACCTGCCTCATTATCTGTATCTTCTAAGGTAGATGATGGTTGCGTATCTTTCACTTCTAAGCTTGTTTTTTCAACCTTATGTGATATTGACTGCACGCAAAGATATATTGCCTTGTGCGAAACTTCTGCAGGGGATAGTGTCGCCGTCGGTACAGATACGCGTCCTTATTCTATTATTACTCGTGTCGAAAATCACCCCGACAGCCCCTCAGATAGTCAACTGAACACCTATACACTAACGTACTCATCCGTCAACAAACCGCCTTTCGTTAAAATTTAGGTACTTTTATTCATATATCCTATAATATACCTTTGTGTCAAATAATTTAGAATATGGAATATAAATTCATTATTTCTGGACAAATAGGTGTTGCATTTGATTGGTGGACGGGCCAACGAGGCACGACCGCTAAAATGGTGCGTGACTTCCTGAATGAACACCAAGACGAAGAAGTAGATATCGCTGTTTCTTCGCCTGGTGGTTATGTAGATGCTGGTCTTGAAATCTATCAGATGATTAAGGATCATGGCAAAGTGAATATTCACATTCTTGGTATGACCGCAAGCGCAGCTACTTTCTTGACTATGGGCGCAAAATCTGTTGATATGGTCGACGGTTCTTTGATGCTCATTCATAATGCTTCGACGGCTGTGAGGGAATGGCAGTCTGCGAATAAGGAGCAGCTTGATGCGCTGATAGCAAAATATCAAAAGGAGCGTGATGATCTGAATACGATAGATAAGGTCATCGCTTCTCTCTATGCTAAGAAAAACGGCAAGTCGGTCGATGACTGCATGGCTAAGATGCAAAAGGCGGCATGGCTTTCTCCTTCAGATGCACTTGATTTCGGTCTGATTGATAAAATTCGCGAAGATGACGATGCTGCACGCAAAGCTAATTCTATCCGCAACCATTTTAATAACAATATATTTCAAGAATTTGGCCTACCTCCTTTCCCTACAGCTACTGCTGATGAGGTCGTTGATGAGAAAGGTAATCCAACTAAATCGTTTATCCAAAAGTCGGTGGAGGCGGTTAAGGCTTTTTTCTCTAACAATCCCGCTAATTCTGTAAAAAACATGATTAAAATTTTCAAAAATGTCATGGACTTGCTGAATGTCAAAGATGGTTTCAATCCTGCAGAGGACGGGTCCATCAGTCTGACGCAAGACCAAATCAAGACTGTTGATGACCGTCTTGGTTCTTTGCAGAAAGACCTTGATGCTGCCAACACAGCTAAGGACGATTTGCAAAAGCAGTTGGATAAGGCGAATGCCGACCTCGCTGCAGCGAATGATAAGTTATCTAATCTTTCTAAAGCTCCGGGCGCAGAAACGAAGAACAACGCTCCTGGCACTGTAGAAGATGAGGACGAGTTTAGCTTTGTCAACAAAGCTCGTGAAATGTACAACACTGTAAAAGATCTCTAAACATGGCTAAAGTAACTATTACTCCTGAAGCACTTGCTAAGAGTGCTGCTTCTTTCCGTCGCGAAATTCTGATGATGCCAGTCTTTGCACTCGGTGAATTCTTGAAACATGTTACTGTGCGCACGGGTATTCGCTATTCGGAGACCGTTGGCGAATTGACCGGTGACATGCAAATTGGTCCTTACGACCAGAATAGAGAGGATGACGAGGATGTAAGCATCGTTGCACGTACGCTTTACACCTATTTCGGTAGCGTAGTAAAGAACTTCTCTCCTAACTCTGTATATCAGTCAATCTACGGTTCTGCACTCACTAAGGGTGAAGGGTTGAAGACAACTGATATCACAAGAACGGTGCTGAACTATCTCTCCTCTAAGGTCGGACAAAACTTGTACAAGAGTGTTTGGAAGGCTAAGCGCTCAGATACTGGTACTAAGACAATTGAACTTTTCAACGGCTTTGATACTATTACCGCGGACGAAATCACGGCTGGTAACATCGCAGCTGGTAAGGGTAATTTCTTGCAGCTTGATGTAACAAAGATTGACGCGACGAATGCTGTCGATACGTTGAAGAAAATTTGGCGTGCTGCTAATGAGCACTTGCGTGATCAGCAATGTAAGCTTTTCGTTCCGCCTTCAGTGCTCGACGCTTACAACGATGACTACAAGACTGTAACGGGTGCTATCCCTTACAACGTGCAGTATAAACAGACTTTCGTCGAGGGGTCTGAAAATCGTTGCGAAATCGTTGCGCTTGCTAACAAGAGTGGGTCTGACTACATTCATTTGACTACAAAGAACAACATGCTGGTTGGCTTGAATCAGATTGGTGAGGATGAAACTGTTGCAGTTGAAAAGCATAAAGCATTCGTACTGCAGTTCATCATGACGATGTTCTTCGGTTGTCAGTTCGAGTCTATTAGCCCTGAACGCTTGCTTGTTGCAAAGTACAAGGCTTAATATTTAATCTCTAAATTCTAAGAATATGGCTAAAAGTTGTACAGATATGGCCGACATCTATAAGAGTGTCGAGCATTGTCAAGGTCAGGTCTCTATGCCTGGCGCAATTGAAAAGGCTTATTTCATCAAAAAGGCTAAGATAACGAAGTGGCCGAAACTTCCTTTTGCTGAAGCAACAGACATCGATAAGGTTGCCGTATATGACGGCGACTTTGCCCTCGCAGCTGATGCAAAGTTTCACCGCATAGACCTCATGCCGAATGAGATGGAGCCTGAAAGTGAGCAGGTGGGTGCTTATGGCTCTTACCACTTCAATAACAAGGCTACACTGCCTATTCCTGGCACTGCTGAAAAGGCAACTGGTACTATTGCTATGATGAATAACGATGATGTTATCATTGTTATTTTCCAACGCGACGGCAAGGCGCGCATCATCGGTGATCCTGGCTTTCACACAAATGTGAAGCCAGCGCAGAAGTGGGGTAAGAGTTCAAATGATGCTAACCAAACGAGCATCGAGGCTTCTTGTGAGAGCCTTGTTCCATTGCCTTTCTATCCTGGCAAGCTGGTTACTGATGACGGCGAAATTAGCGGCGCTACAGGTCAGTTGATTTCTCCTGCAGCTGCTGGCGTTCCAGGCGGTTAAGACTTCTCTGTTTTATAACATAACTTCTGTTTCAAGGCACGGCCGGCGTTTGCCGTCGTGCCTTCTTTATTAAAATAATTTATTATGAACGTAGATCCTAAATTTACAAAAGAAATTCAGGAGTGGTTGAATCAAGAACCTCTTCCTTTAGATTCTGCTTCTGCAGGTGCTTCTTTGCTTTTGCGTATAGCACCTCGTAATCAAGCTTATGCTCGCTTTCTCTCTTTGTCTCTTCAGCGCCCTGAAGCAATCATTGATAAAATAGTTTATGAGCTGAAGCAACATCTTAAATATCGACTTGACGGCTTAACGCTTGACGAGGTGAATCTCCTTGATAAAGAGGTTATTCCGAGCGCTCAAAAACTTCTCGATAATGGCAAGCCTGCTGCGGATGATGATGCGCTTCTGCTTGATACTGAGAATAAGCCTGTTATTCCTTTGCAGGTCAATATCTCTGATGATAGCCAGAAGCCTTGCTTTGTTCGTCAATTAGGCCGTCGTGAGGACCACGATAAATTGCCTGAAGAGGTACAGCAGCTGTGGGTTGACAACGGTAACCTCTATAAGGATATCAAGGCTTTGTTTGAGGAGCTAAAGGCGATGAACGACTTGCCTTCATGTCAGCGTTATGATAAGCTACAGCTGCTCGCGTCGATGGACGCTAAATATTTCAAGCAGATGGCTGCTTATGATGAAGCTGTCGTTGATACGACTACTCCAACAACGCCCTCGACTGAAAACACGGAAACTATACTTGATAACAGCGTAAATTCTGCACGTAGCTATTTGAGCAAGAATCAATCGAAGCTTGCTACTTTGAAGCTTGCTGTAGAGGGTGAGGATGCTTCTGATAGTGACCGCGCTGCATTTACTGATTTGCTTGCGAAGATGCAACAGCGTGTTGATACTATTCGCAAAGCTGGTGCTGTTATCGGTGATGATTTGCGCACAAGTCTTGTTGCCTTAGGTCTTTCTTTCGATGATAAGCAAGAAAATACAACAGAATCTGAAACCGCTGAATAGTACTGCTTTGCAGTGCTATCTCGGTACAGGCATTCACACGCTCGGTCTGCTCGGATGGATACTCGAACAGACTGGGCGTGCTGATGTCTATGTATCGACTTTTTCAACGAGCGAAGAGTTCTTGAATGGCTTTCTTAATCTTCGTAAAAAGGGACTTATTCGTCGTGCTGTAATGGTTGCAGACTTGAAAGCTTCAAAGAAGACGGTCAAGCTCAATCAGCTAATGTCATATTGTTTCGATGCTGCTTATTTGGGCATGAATCACTCTAAAATAGTGCTTGTGCAAACGGATGCTGGGCAAACTATTTCGGTCGCTTCAAGTCAGAATAACACTTACGGAGGACGTGCTGAGTGTACAATTATCTCTACATCACAAGAAATTTTCCTTTCGCTATATGAGGGGTTGAAAAAAATAATTGATAATAGTTGTGAATTAAATGGAATATACAGAAAAGCAGTTGAAAATGATAGAAAGGTTAGCACGTCAGCTGACTCCGGCGACTCAGATTGGTTGCCTTTTGGGTATTGACGAAGACGTTTTCTCGCTTGATATTCAGACAAAAGGTAATCCTGCGCGTATCGCATTTTTGAGGGGAATGTCGGTGACCGCTAATGACTTGCGCTGCAAGAACCTTGAACTTGCTGAAGCTTGCGCTCCTTCTGCTATTACACAATGTTTCTCTGACTTGAATAGAATGCTAATCGACTTACAATAAAACAATGAGCCTGCCTGCTAATATTGATGACTATCAACTTAATCTTTTCGCCTCGATTGATGAGATGCGAGAAAAAATGTTGCCGGAACACGTTGTAAAACGCTTGCTTCGGCTTCGAGCGTTGTACACTTTTTGGCTGAATTATCCTCAAAAAACTTCTCGCGAGATCTTGAAACATGATCTTGATATGAATGCTGATATCAAGCAGCGTGAGGCGTATGATGATGTGCGCTTGCTGAAGATCTTAATCGGAAATATCGAAAAGGAGTCGAAAGAATGGCATCGGCATGTGTTCAATCAGCGCACAGAAGAGGTATATAAAAAGGCCATGGCTGCGCAAGATTTTCGGTCCGCCGAAAAAGCAAATGCGGATTATGCAAAATACAATCGTGTTGGTGAAATTGATGCCGTCCCTGTTGATTACAGCGAAATTAAACCGCTTATCATTGAGCCGACGGATGATCCATCTGTTGTTGGCATCAAGCCTGTTAAAGGTCTTCGTGATAAGATTGCTAAGCTTAAAAAGAGGTTCGGTGCTGATCTGGAATATACTGATTTTGTTGAAGTGAAAGAAGATATAAATAGTTTCGAAGATGGCGACACAGGACAGGAAGAAAATCTATCTCAATGATGCGCAATATTATTCTCTTGCGATGTCTCCGCGTAACCTCATTGATGTCTGCGGCCGTGGTATCGGCAAGGGTCTTATTCAAGCTAAGCGCATGCTTGACCTTGTACAGTTCATGCCTCGCTGCTCGATAGGCTTTGTCGTTCCCTCCGTCAAGCGTGGTCTTACTAACATCTTGCCTTCTATCCTTATGCACCTGAATAATTGGGGGTATAAGAAAGATTTATTTTATTGTGTTGGGCATCGCCCTGCTAAGGCATCGAATTGGGCTAAACCGATTTGGGAGCCTGAAAGCTATGATAATGTTGTATCGTTCTACAATGGTTCATACGTGACGCTTATCTCGCAAGATAGGAGCGGTACAAGTAACTCTATGTCGCTTGATGCTATTCTTATTGACGAGGCAAAATTCATAGATTTTGAGCAGCTTAAGAATGAAACTTTTCAGGCTAATCGTGGTAATGAGATGTATTTCGGGAACTGCTTCCTGCATCACGGCTTGACGATAACTTCTGATATGCCTGTAACGAAAGCAGGATCATGGTTCCTTAATTTCGAGAAACAAATGGACCCTGAATTAGTCGAAGTGGTCGAGGGGCTTGTTTTTCAAATTTGGAAAGTCAAGCAAGCTGCAGCTAAATACCCGGAGAGGCAAGCGTATTACGCAAAAAAAATCAATGAATTGCAGTCTACCATTAATGAGCTGCGTAGGCATCTTACTTTATATAAAGAGTATTCGAGCCTCGAAAATCTTGCTATCCTGGGCGAACAATTCTTTTATGATCAGAAACGCAACTTGCCTGCGCTCACCTTTGCAACTTCAATATTAGGGCTTCGTATAGGGCTGCAGATGGACGGCTTTTATAATTGCTTACGTCCTTCTAATCTCTACACTGCGCCAAAAACGTCGTATCTCGACGGCCTTGATTATGATTTCAAACGGCTTCAGGATGTCGACTGCAGGATGGATGCTGATCTTGAACCTGACAGACCGCTTATCATCACCTTTGATGCGAACCTTAACATCAACTGGTGTGTTGTCGGGCAGCTGGGGAATGACGGCAAGGCGCGTGTCGTAAATTCGCTATACGTAAAGTATGAACGCAAACTTCCTCAACTTGTTGAAGATTTCTGTAAATATTACGAATATTTCCCTAATCGTCAAGTCGTTTTTTATTATGATACAACCTTTATCAGTAATAACTATGCGGTCGGCAACGATGACTTTCACGCTGTGATTTGCAACGGCTTGAGGTCGCACGGCTGGTATGTTAATGATGTGTGCATCGGCAAACAGTGGAATCATATTGAGAAGCAGCTGCTCATCAATCGAATGTTTCAAGGACGTGCGAAACATCAGCTACTTTTCAATAGAGATAATAACCCTGACCTTCTCCTCTCTATCCAAACGGCAGGCGTGTACATGGGTAAGAAAGATAAGCGAGGGGAGAAGCTTGCTGAGACTGAAGAAGATAAGCTTGAAAATCGTACAGACGGCTCCGACGCTTTCGACACTTTTGCAATCGGTGTAGAGAAATTCCCTACATTCGATATCAATATGTCAGGCGCTGTCGTATCTTCGTTCAACGGACGTTAGGCCCCCAGCCCCTAAAGGGGAGAGTAGGTCGCTACGCGGTGTTTTTGTGTTCGTAGCGAACCTTTTTTTTTTCTTCCAAATCCCAATCTCCTACTTTCAGATTTCGATGCAAAGGTAGAGGCGTCGGTTGTCTGAACCTGTGAACCTGACACTTTTTGTAGTCGGAGCCTCCGTCATTTTTCGCTGCGCTGAAAAATAACGGCATCCAACATCAAAAAGATGCCAGAACCCCAGCGTTCTGACACCCTTCCACCTCTTAACCTCGCATCGGAAATCGAAAGAAGGCGACCGGGCTTTGTACGGAATAAAAAAAAAGTTCACTCCTCACGTGGAAATCTCCAGTAAGGCTCTTGAACATTCCCAGAATTTTAACCAAATGAATATGAAAAAGATTAATTTTTATGAGTATTTACCTCAAAGATTTGCTGCTACAAGCGAGCAAATTGTTAAGGTGCGTAACCTTATTTACAATTTCAAAAGTGGTCGCAAGGAGGCTGCTAATTATGCAGCTGATTTAATTGTACGCTTGTTGTGGAATTGGTATGGCCACAAATGCAATGAATATACTATTGTGTGCGTGCCTGCTTCTTCTAATGCTGAATATCGTCACCGCTTTAGTTACTTCTCTCATGTTGTTGCTTGCCGTTGTCAGCAAGAAAACGCTATGAAACACATTCAAATTTTAGGCAAGCGTGAAGCTTTGCATCGCACTGCAAATCATGTTGTGCAGGATAACGGCAACTATCATGTTGTTTTTGATAAGGACTTCTTTGCAGGGCGCAAGGTTATTATATTTGATGACCTTGTTACAACAGGCGCAACGGCGGAAAATTTTGCGTCTCTCTTACAGGATGCAGGGGCAGAGGTTAAAGGCGCTTTGTTCATTGCTAAGTCGGTGAAAGGCATATCTAAAAAATCATATAATCAATATAAATAATCATCATCATTATGAAGAATTCTAATATTTGCAGTTGGGTTAAGGAAGAACAGCCTCGCTTTAAATTCGATAATGTAGGGGGCGATGTAGTTACTAATGCGGAATTGTTGTCTATCATCATAGGGAGTGGCAGCACGCAACTTAATGCGGTTGAGTTGTGCAGGGAACTACTGAATAATTGTGGGCAAAGTCTTGCGAGGTTGGCCCGAATGACAACGGCTGAACTTATGCGCTTTGAGGGCATAGGAAAGAGCAAGGCTCTTAGCATAAGGGCTGCATTTGAACTCGCGAATCGTAGGCAGGCCGAGCAGGCGCATGATATTGTAGAATTTTCTTCTTCTCTCGCTATCTATGAGTACCTTTTGCCTAAAATGCGCGATTTATCTGTAGAGCAGGGGCATGCGTTGTTGCTTAATCAGCGCTACCAGCTTATTAAAGCGATAAAGATAAGCGAGGGGGGAATAACGGAAACGGCGGTTGATGTCCGCGTTATTCTAAAAGAGGCCTTATTGTGTAATGCTACGGTGATTGCCTTTGCACACAATCACCCGAGCGGTGGTGTTAGGCCGTCAGTGGCTGACGATAAACTTACAAGGCAATTGAAAAAGGCTTGCGAGGCTGTTCGTATCTATCTTGTTGACCATGTTATCGTAGCGGATGGCAACTTTTATTCTTATCGTGACAACGGGAAATTATAAGATTGTTTTCCAAAAGAGTGGGCAGGCAGCTTTTGAGTTGCCTGCCTTTTTCGTGCCCTCCCTTGCGACCGCAGGCAATTGCCTTGCAGTAACTTTGTTTTACATATTCCGCTAAACTCAAAGAGGCAATTGCCATGTCGGGCGTAGGGCGGTGGGGGGTACAAAAAGAGCGAAGTTCGCTTTTTTCTTTCAGTTAAAACGTTTCTCGCTGTAATTCAACGTTTTAACTGATTGGGGTCGTGCAAAATCGGAATAAAAGCCGTGTTTTGTTGCTCCAATTTCCTCGAAAATCGGAGCCTCGCCAACAAAAACGCCCTTTTTGACTAACATTTTACCTGTTTCTTAAGCAATTGCCTTACAATTTATTGTTATCGTTTCTTTGTATTCTCATCGCTTTAATTGCTTAAAATATTCCTTACAACGCCTTTTTTGGGCCTAAAATCACATACTTATGTTAAAATAGTGTTAAATCCGCAAATATATATTGCGGATTTATTTTTTTATTTCTATCTTTGCAATGTAAACAAATAACAACAACAATTAAAAGGTGAGACACACCATAACAACTGTTCAAATTTATGATTAATTCTTTTGTACTTTCAGCAATTAAAGAAAGCTATTACCTTAACAACAACATGAAAGAGATTTCTTTCAAAGAGTACCTTGAGAATGAGGCTGAGAACGACCCAAACTTCTTTTATGAACTCTTCGAAAATGAAGACTATGAGCAGAATTGGGATTCTCTTTTATCTGAAGAAGATAGAGAAGAATGGAATAATTTACTCAATAAGGCTAATGATATTTGGTCTAAGATGCTTAATGACGAAGAGGAGGAACAGCGTGCACGTGTTAAATCACACATTGAAGATTTATTTGACGGAAAAGATATAGAGGGTTTCCGCGAGCTTGTTCAAAATCTGTATAACTACGATAATTTTAGCAAACAATTCTCCGATGTAATTGATATGAACTATATCGACGAAGAAGAATATAAAGAAATCGTAAAAGAGGCTATCACTGAATATATTGAGAACAACGATATAGAAGTAAATATTAAGGTGTTAAATAATGCTGACGTTGTAGAAGTCGGAGATAACAGCTTTACTTATAAAGGTGAAGAGTATCAAGGTTTCGATAGTTCTGACGGCGGAGATTTCAATTGCACAAGTTGTGAAAATTTTGATTTAATCAATGAGGCAGTTCAGGAAACTAACTGCGATGATAAAGAAGATTTAACAATGTACTTATGTGGCATGAATTTCGTCTACAAAAATATGGTAGATGACGTGATGTGTAATTTCTATTTCAAATAAATAATATAATAAGTAGAAACCTTAACGCTGGGCTATCGGCATGACGGGCAATGAATATGAAAACTATTTTTTTAAGCGATAATTTCAAAGGTGTACAATCATTCTGCGAGGAGAACGGACTTTCTTTTTCAAAAAAGCAAGCTGAAAACAACCATTTTGATGTAGAGGTTGCGGTTGAAAATGGCAATTTTGTAGACTTTAGAGTATTTGACCCTTATCAAAAAATATTTGATGGATATGTCTACCCAGATGGCTGGTCAAATTGGTTTTTGGACTATGTAAGTGAAGATGAGGAGGAAGATGAATAATAAATAATAGCACTCTTATAAGTAGAAAATTTAACGCTGAGCTATCGGCATGACGGGCAATATATATGAAAAAAGGTTTCAAAAAACATGAGGTGCAATGCACATGGTATGCAAATCAGAATGTAGGATGCAGAAGTATTTTCGAGTTAGATATAGTAATCAAGGCATTTCGCTGGGTCGCTTCTTCTTGGAATGGACTTTGTTGCGAACGTGCAACCTTTTTCTGCTCTGATGCTGATTTTAAGAGATTGCAGAATTTTCTTTCATCTTATAAGGATTTTGAAGGTGTTACAATTGAATAAATATTATCTATCAGCCCTCTTGCTGCGAAGTGAGAGGGCATAATTATATCGTGTAATTCACTTGTTTTTTATAGCGAAACAAATTTGTTTCATTTTTGCACGAGATTTTGTTTGCACTTTTGATTTTCTTTTGTATATTTGCAGTGTACAATTAAATAATTAGCACATGAAAAATGTAACACTTAGAATTGATGATGCTCTTTACAATGAAATGAGCAAGAATGAAGGTATTTCATTTAACGAAAAGATTAATGCTTCCTTGCGCAAGCTTGCTGCAATAGAAAAGGCAAGCATGAACGAATTGCGTGGCCGTTTCGAAGGTTCAGAATGGAAAGCTATTGTTGATAGCCTGAATGGTACTTATACACAAGACGAAACTTTCCGCTATTCGCAAGATGCTCTAATAGCACACATGGAGGATAGCGACTTATATGAAGGTATCGGCGCAAAGTGGAACATTGATGTAAAGTTGCTTTGTGAAAAAATAAAGGCTTTATCATCTGCACAAATAGATGCGCTTTATTGTCGTGTTGAGAAATTTTGGGAACATCCTGATACCGACCTCGACGCATGGGCTTTGTTTTGAAAAGTAGAGTATAAAGCTCCTTTTCGGAGATAAATTATTTTTTTATGTTAAAATAGTGTTAAATCCGCAAATATAACTTGCGGATTTATTTTTTTTATCTTATCTTTGCAATGTAATCAATTAATAACAACAATTAAAAGGTGAGACACACCATAACAACTGTAAGGCTTATGACAACAATTGAAAATCTTCTAAAGAAATTAGACGGCGTTAGAGTTCACACTGCTGGTACTGGTTCTATTTATGTATATTACAACAATCTTAAAGTTAGAGTATCTGACCATGAGCCAAATTTTGGCGCACCTAACAGACACAACGATAAATGTTTTTATCTGAAAGATATTGACGGCCACGTTTATGATATATATGATGTAGTTGAAGTAGTCGCTGAATATTTAAAGATAGAAATTAAAGGCACGCTAAAAGGTATGATAACCAAGCATCTTAATGCGAAAATGAAACTTACTGAAGAGCGGTTCAAGTTTCATTTAGCTGCTGAAAAAGAACGCGAAGAAGCTGTTGCAGTCTATAATGCAAAATGCGAAAAATTGAAGGAGGTTGTTGATGCAAATAAGGAGGAAGTAGAGAAGATGTGGAATGAGGCAGAAGCATACGGCGACCAGGCAAGCAATGGAGATAAGCGTCGCAAACGTAGAAGCAAGATGTTT